AAGTCCTCATTCTGGCGTCCGCAAGACGGCGAGCAAACTATTCGCATCGTCCCAACTGCTGACGGCGATCCCTTCAAGGACTACTGGTTCCACTATAATGTAGGAAACAACCCAGGCTTCCTTTCACCATACCGCAACTTCAACGAAGCTGATCCACTTAACGACTTCGTTCGTCAACTCTTTAACGAGGGAACCGAAGAGAGCATCAAGCAGGCAAAGAACCTTATGGCTCGCCAGCGATTCTTCTCTCCCGTTCTCGTTCGTGGAGAAGAGGATCAAGGTGTTCGCATCTGGGGTTACGGCAAGACGGTATACGAGCAGTTGCTCAACCTCGTTCTCAACCCTGAGTACGGCGACATCACCGATGTCGAGAGCGGAACTGACTTGACGCTTCATTACGGCAAGCCAGCAGGCGCATCATTCCCTCAAACTAAGTTGGTTCCTCGCCGACGTTCATCTCCTCTCTGCGATGACGCAGTTGGCGGAGACGAGCGATGCACCGAACTTCTGGAGAATATTCCAGACTTCGACGCCATCTTCGAGCGCAAGACACCAGCAGAAGTTGGCGCATTGTTGGATGCTTATCTCCTCGGAGAGACAGCAGACGCCGTGGCTACGGAGTTGACGCAAACCACAGATACCCCAGCGGTAGCAACTACAGATACAGCCTCCTCTGTAGACGCCGCATTCAACGAGCTAATGGGGACTTAATATCTAAGCTCAACTAAACAGATGATATTGCTATAAATGCACATCCCCCCTTCTTTCATATCATCTGCCCACAGGGAGGCACAGGGTAATCAGGTGCCTCACACTTTTACAAGAGAACGGAGAAATAATGGCTAAGAAAAGCTCATCCAAAGCAGGCAAAATGAGCATGGCTGACATGCGAGCTATGATAAACAAGCAAGCTGGCATCAATGTCGCACACAGTCTAACCGAGAAGAATCCAACACAGGTTCCTTATTGGATACCTACAGGTTCGAGATGGTTGGATTCTATTATTTCCCGTGGAGAAATGGCAGGAATACCAGGAGGCAAGATTTCAGAACTCGCTGGACTAGCCTCAACAGGCAAATCATACATGGCGGCGCAAGTTGCCGCTAATGCTCAAAAGATGGGCATTGATGTTATCTATTTTGATTCCGAAAGCGCCATTGATCCAGAGTTCCTTCAGAACGCAGGGTGCAACTTAGATGAACTTATGTATATCCAAGCAATGTCCGTTGAGTTTGTTTTGGAGACTATCGAAACACTATTAGCGACAAACGAGAACAAGATGCTATTCATCTGGGACTCTCTCGCACTTACGCCCGCCATTTCAGACATTGAGGGAGATTTCAACCCTCAGTCGTCAATGGCAATGAAAGCAAGAATCCTTGCCAAAGGACTCTCAAAACTTATTATCCCTATAGCCAACTCGGAAAGCACTTTCCTTATTCTAAACCAGTTGAAGGCGAACATCACCCGTTCTCCATCAGAAGCCCTCACCACCCCCTACATGACTCCTGGTGGAAAAGCCACAATCTATTCATACTCTCTGAGGATTTGGTTGACTGGAAGAAAAGCAAAGGCGTCCTTTGTCACTGATGACAAGGGCTTCCGAGTTGGCTCAGAGGTAAAAGTCAAACTTGAGAAGTCGCGCTTTGGAACCCAAGGGCGACAATGCAACTTCAAGATTTTATGGGGAGATAAGATAGGCATCCAAGACGAAGAAAGTCTATTCGACGCCATCTCTTCCTCAACTAGTCTCGTCAGAAAAGGAGCATGGTATGAACTCAATGACGCAGAAGGAAACCCGATAGGCAGTAAATTTCAGTCAACAAAGTGGACAGACCGAATGAAAGACGAAGTGTTTCGTCTAAGAGTACATGAGATAATGGATGAAGAAGTTATCTTTAAGTTTGATAAACGCTTAGGCAATGCATCAGACTTTTACGAAGAACAAGAAGAGGAAAAAAACTAATGGCTTCAAAGCACTTATCAGATAGAGAGAATTGGCAGCGAGAAACTAGAGTTAGATCTGATTGCGATGAAAACGCATTTTCGCAAGCTATTCGACAATATCTTCCGCCCATCTACGCGATTGATTCCAAGCCTAAAAAGTTAGTTATATATTCTGAAGGCAGAGGTGTCAAGCTGGATTGCAAGATAACTAACACCGTCACTGGAAAGTCTATTTTTATAGAAAATAAGACAGGGGATAATGGAGGTAACGCACACGAGAGAGGGTATAAGTTTTTGTCGAAGCCTCTTCAGAAGAAGGTTATAAAAGAGCACAACACTGTGAACACTCCCTTCTTTTGGATATTCTCTGGAAAGACGTTCCAAGGGCAAAAATATAAAGATGAGATAGAACTGCTTCTGTCTGACGAACATTACGCCATAATGGATATAGATTACGGGAATATTGAGGCAGTTGCAGAACACATCAGGAGTATTCTATGAAGCCTCTCTTTATGTGGGCAGGCGGAAAGACAAAGATGATTAGTAAATATGAGCCTTATCTTCCAGAGAGTTTTAGTAACTATGTGGAGCCTTTCTTCGGCGCTGGCGCAATGTTTTTATGGGCATATACGAAAAATCCAGAAGCAACATTTGTAATAAATGACATAAACGATTCAATAATGTCGATATATAAGGCTGTAAAGAATGACTTAGAGGCTTTTATCGACGAGGTGAACTCTCTGTCTGACGAATACATAGCTTTGCCAAAAGGGAATACCGACAAGGAACTTGAAAGACGGCTGGATAAGAACTGGGAAAAGATATTTGAAGAGAATCCTTCTCGACGGCACTATTATTATATGATCCGCCAGCGACATGCATACGAATACGCGGACTGGAGTTCTACCAAAGAAGCGGCGACTCTGTATTTTCTAATGAAAACAGGGTTTAACGGAATTTGGCAAGTAAATAAGAATACGAACAATAGATTTGGTACGCCATGCGGACTCTTGAAGCAGGATAAAACTATTTACGATGAAGATAACGTGCGAGCGTGGAGCAAGATGCTTCAACGGTGTGACATAATGACAGGAGACTTCTCTGAGACTTTGAATAAAGTTGACGCTGAAACGTTTGTATTTATGGACCCTCCGTATAGAGGCTGCTTCACACAATATGGAACCGATTTTGACGACGATGTTCAAATGTCAGTAATTAAGTACCTGAACGCTTCCGTAGATAAAGGCGCGTTTGCGTTGATGTCCAACAGGGACACTGGCGACGGCTTCTTTGAAAAAGTAGTCGGAGACAACAGGATGGCATATTTCGACGTCACGTATACAGCAGGCAGGAGAAAGAAAGTCTCAGATGATAAGTACGAGGCAAAAAAAGCAACAGAAATCTTAATGATAGGAAGTAAAAACTAATGACTAAAGTAATAACAGCAGCACTAATGCTCGCCCTTGCTGGCGCAACGGGATGCATTGCATATGCACATCCACCAAACCATCGCCCACCAACACACAACGCTCACTCAAATCAAGTTCGTGCTTGGGTATGGGTAAACGGACACTACTCAAACCACGGAACTTGGGTTCACGGACATTGGGAAGTGAGAACAATTCACAGAAGGCTACTATCTAGCCATCCAAGAACGCACATCCGTTGGGTAGAAGGAAGGCACCGCCCCGCCCGCCCACATCGCAGACACAGAAGACGCAGATAAATACTTGCAAAGCAATCACAAACGTGTTATAATATAGTATAGCACGGAGAAGATATGCCCAAAGTAGAACTGAAAGTCGGCGACTTGGTAAGAAAGTCTCATCTAGGCGTTATGGAGTCGGGTATCCTTCTCCAGCGCCACGAGTCCTATTGGGACAAAGAGAAGAAACACCAAGTCCCAGTAATGTGGAGTGTTTTCGGATGGACTAAGCCCCGAAAGGCACTAGACTCAATGCTCAAGAAGGGCATTGCAAGTGGACGCATCATCCACGCCCCAATAAAGAGGAATGAATGAAACGACTACTAGTAATAGACTCGCTAAACGCAGCGCTCCGCAATTTTATTGTAAATCCGAGCTTATCGTCAAATGGAACTCCGATAGGGATGGTAAAAGGCACCATCCAAACCCTCCAGAAACTATGCCGAGAAGTGAAGCCAGACGAAATCGTATTCTGCTGGGACGGACAGGGCGGTTCTCAAAGGCGCAAAAGCGTCAATAAGAACTACAAAGAGGGAAGAAAACCCATCAGGATGAACCGAGACGTCAGTAATATGTCAGACGCAGAACAAGTTTCCAATAAGATCTGGCAACAAACTCGTCTATTCGAATACTTGAACGAACTCCCAGTCATTCAACTAATGCTCCCAGCGGTTGAAGCAGATGACGTCATAAGTCACGTCGTCCAACATCCCAAATACGAAGGATGGCAGAAAGTCATCGTATCGTCGGACAAGGACTTCTTCCAACTCTGCGATGACGAAACAGTAGTCTATCGCCCCATTCAGAAGAAGATAGTCAACCGCAACAGTCTCATAGAAGAGTTCGGCATCCACCCCAAGAACTTTGCCCTCGCAAGAGCAATAGTCGGAGACTCTTCAGACAACCTAGCAGGGGTAAGCGGAGTAGGACTAAAAACCATCAAGAAACGCCTCCCATTCCTATGTGAGGACAAGTCTTACGCCATTGCAGAGGTAATGGACTATTGCGAGAACACTGAAAGCAAAGTAAAGGCATATCAGTCAATAGTAGAGGAGCGAGAAACGGTAATGGAAAACTACCGCCTTATGCAACTCTATGTCCCATCCATAAGTCCGCAGGGAACCCAGAAGCTAAACTACGCTCTGGAAAACTTTGAACCCGAACTCGGAAAGACTACAATGCTGGCAATGATGATGGAAGACGGTTTCGGAGAATCAAACTTCAACGAGTTATTCGCAATGATGAGGAAAATCATTGTAGATTCCAGACTCTAAACGAAATACAGTTGCTTATCGGAAAAAGAAAGAAACGATTCTTTGACTTGGCTGCAAGAGTAGCAGAAAACGCAGCGCAAGGCGGATACAAACACGGAGCTATTCTTGTAAGAGGGAATATAGTTCTCAACGCCTCGCACAACAAAAACGCATACACAAGGTTCGGAGAAAGGTTCAGAAGACGAGACAAGGGTGACGCTACGCACCACGCAGAACTAGG